CTATAAATTATATGAAAAATGTGATGTAGTTTTGAGAGAAAAGTTTGAAGAAAAAATAAATGGTAAACCCTTATTATATAAAAATGGAATAGGACAGTACGATATACAAAATTATTTAGTTCGCGAATTTGTGTGCAAATATGACTGTATAAAAAAATTACAAATTAGTGATAAAACACTAGCAAAATCATTAAATCAAAATATATCGTATAACGGATTTTATTATAAAGAATTAGGTAGTAAGTTGCATTATTAAATTAATTAGGTTTTATAATTTTTTAACTTTATTTACACCTTTTCTCATGTAAAACGCCTATTACTTTAAATAATAACCATTAATATGCTTTGAAGCATAACATGATGAAGCATAATGTCCTTCTCTGCCACAACGAAAACAACATTTATCATTATCATCATTGTCGTCCTCGTCATCATTGTCATCACTTTCATAAATAATTTGTTTTTTATTTTTTGAATTACAATATTTTTCGTGATATTCACAATTTCCTTCTTCTATAAACTCTTTTTCACAATATTCACACACCCATACTTCTTCATATTCTTCATAACTATCTGTTTCCCAACATTTATTTTCTTGACAGTCTTTCGCAAAATGTCCCCTTTTTTCACAAATAAAACATTTATCATTTGTTCCATTGCTCATTTGGTGTAAAATATCTTTTTGAGATTTGGTTAATTTTACAGAAACAAATGAACCACCACGAACATTATTTATCCCATATTTATCCATATAAATTCTTGTATATTTGTCTTCATCATAATCATCACAATTAGGTTTAATTTCTAAAACTTTTAATGGTTTATATATTTTAGTCCATTTTGAACCATTTGAATTAAAATGAGTTTCTAACCTAAATTGTGGATTATTTGTTTTTCCAATATAATATTTTTCTTTTTCTAATTGAAGTATGTATATAAAAACCATTATGGAGATATTATTTATAATATTATAAATAATATTTAATTCAATTTTATTATAAATAAAACGGCGTTTTAAATGTCCAAAAGTGTAAAAAAATTGAATATTTTTATAAATATAATATAGTTAAATACTTATATTTTATATAATATAACATAATGGAAAGTATTTATGCAATTGACTCAAATAATGGTCTATCTAAAGATGGTATTATTCCTTGGAAATCTAAAAAAGATATGTCATTCTTTATGAATAAAACTAAAAATAATATTGTTATTATGGGAAAAAATACATTTTTTTCTATACCAAAAGAACGAAGACCTTTAAAAAATAGATTAAACATCGTATTAACAAGTAATCCACAATTATACGAAAATAATATTATTAATGAAGAAATAAATTATAGTTCAAATGTATTATTCACAAACGATAATGTGGTGTATAAAGATATTTTAGAAAATAGAAATAAATATTATGAAACATATAAGTATTTAAATACAGACTTCAAAATATTTTTTATTGGAGGAAAAACTATATACGACCAATTTATTCCATTATGCGATAAAATTTGGGTTACATATATTAAACATAATTATAATTGCGATTTATTCTTAGATTACAATTATTCGGAACAATTTACAGAAAAATTATATGAAGAAGATGATGAACTTAAAATAATAGAATATACACGAATTTAAATTTTATTACGACACATATTTACAAAAAGTTATATAATAAAGTATAAACTACTATAAAAATAGAATTATACCTAATTAAAATAATTTTATTATATGAATCAGTAAAACTAAGATGATTATTTATATTTTATTTATTTTTGAAATAAAAATATTTAAATCATCTATTATTTCATTTGGAATATTATATTGAGTTAAATCATAGTTTTTATTATTAAAATTTTCTTGTATTTTACTAAAATAACTTTCAAAAGGTTTAATATAATTAGGTATTTTAATTTCATTTAATCTATATGGTTTGTTATTTATATTAATGTAATAAGGAAATACATTTTTAGTGACAGTATTATTTGCACCGATCATACTATATTGACCAACTATTTTTCTTTGATGTATTACAGCATTCATACCTACATTTGAATTATTTAAAAATTCAGTATATCCCCCAGATATTACTCTTGGATAGAAAACTACTTTGTCATAAATTTGTGTATCATGACCAATATGGCATTCTCCTAAAATTTTATTATTATTTCCAATATATGTTTTATTTTCTATCCCCGAAAATATTATATTTTTAATATGAAATAAATTATTATTTCCTATTATAACTCCTTTACCTTTGTTTAAATTATATGTAGCATACTCATCCGATGAATTTATAGCAAATTCTCCTATTGTATTTCCATTAAATATATTATTATTATTACCTATTATTGTATTTTCGTATATTACAACATTGTCTCCTATATAATTATTATCTCCAATAATAACGTTATTATGAATAATTGCACTTTTCGAAATATTATTATTTATACCTATTATTATATTCATATATTAATATTTTATAAAAAAATATAAAAGATAACTAATTATATTATAAAATATGCAATATTATAGTATTAATGAATTAATAGAATTTGGTGTTCAACTAAAAAGTTTTATTAATATTAACATTAGTAAACTTTGTAAAATATATAATCCTCAAAATTTAATACTTAATAATGATATTAGAATAGATGATTACACTATTATATCTTGTAAAGGAAAAGTAGAAATATATGAATTTGTAAGAATAAGTAGCCATTGTTTAATATCATCTGAAACTGATATTATTATTAATAAATGTTCAAATATATGTAGTGGAGTTAAAATTTATGGTGGTGTTAATTTGCATAGCAATAATATTACTAACCCTTTATTGAATAATAAATATTCTAATATAAATATAGGAAATATTATTATTGGAAAATATAGTTTGATCGGCGCAAATACTATTATATATCCAAATGTTATTTTGGAAGAAGGTACTACTATAGAACCATTATCCATTGTAAACATTAATACTGAATCATGGAAATTATATGGAGGGAATCCAATTAAATTTATTAAAAATAAAATAATTAATTATAATATTATTCAAAATATTGAAAATGAATTATATTTTAATAGTTTACATGTAGAAGATCAAGATATGCAACTAAAATTATTATATGAAACTAATGCACATGTAGATAAATGTTTAAATAAAGATAATATAGTTGAAAATAATAATATAATTGAAAATAATAATATAATTGAAAATAATAATATAATTGAAAATAATAATATAATTGAAAATAATAATATAATTGAAAATAATAATAAATTAAATATATTAATTACAGGAGGATCAAGGGGAATAGGGAAAAATATAGCAATTAATTTTTTAAATGAAGGACATAATGTTATAATTACATATAATAATTCAGATGAAGAAGCAAATAAATTAAAAAATATAGGTATCCATACTTATAAATTAAATATTACAAACAATGAAGAATGTAAATATGTATTAGAAAATATAATAGATACCTTTACAAAAATAGATATATTAATAAATAATGCAGGTATTATTAAAAATAACTTATTTCATAAAATGTCATATAATGATTGGTTTAATGTAATTAATACGAATTTAATTTCTATATATAATGTTACATATCCAATTATTAACAATATGTTAATGTATAAACATGGAAAAATTATAAATATATCTTCAATATATGGTCTTAAAGGTAGTAAAGGGCAATCAAACTATTGTTCATCTAAATTTGGTATAATCGGTTTTACAAAAACATTAGCTATAGAATACGGTAATAAAAATATTCAAACAAATTGTATATGTCCTGGGTTAGTTGATACAGATATGATAAAAAATATAGAACCAAAGGTCATTAATAAAATTTTAAATGAAAATCCTATAAACAAATTGATATCTCCTAGTGAAATATTTAGTATTTGTAAATTATTAATTAATTCAGATAGTTGTAATGGTACTATATTTAATATTGATGGAGGAATGTTTTGTTAAATATTATAATTAATAATTATAAATTTTTATTAATAAATATATATACGAATAAAATATATAAATAATATATATTATATTATATCATAAATGTCTTCTGAAAAAATACCCTTTTTGGATTTAAAACGAGAATTAATTCCTATAAAACAAAAAATACAAACAAAAATGAATGACATTATATTTAATCAAACTAATTTTATTTTAGGAAAAGAATTAGAAATGTTTGAACAAAATTTTGCCAATTATATAAATGTTAATTATTGTATTGGTGTTGCAAATGGAACCGATGCAATCGAAATTGCAATTAATTCTTTAAATTTAAACCATGATGATGAAGTTATTACTCAAGCAAATACATATGTTGCAACTTGTTTTGGTGTAACAAATAATAACATTAAACTTAAATTAGTTGATATTGATATAGATACATATCAAATTAATTTAGATCTTCTTGAATCAAAAATAACAAATAAAACAAAAGTTGTTATTGTAGTACATTTAACTGGCAGTTGTTGTGATATGGATAGATTAATGCAAATAATTAATAAATATAATTTAATATTAATTGAAGATTGTGCACAAAGTCATGGTGCATATTTTGATAATAAAAAATTAGGTTCATATGGATGTATTTCAACACATAGTTTTTATCCTGGAAAAAATTTAGGTGCATTTGGAGATGGTGGTGCAATATGTACCAATGATATTCATTTATATAATAAAATTCAAAATATTAGAAATAATGGATCCATAGAAAAGTATAAACATGAAATTTTTGGAAGAAATTCAAGATTAGATACATTACAAGCAGCTATATTAGATATTAAATTAATTAATTTAGATTATAATAATTTAAAAAGAAGACAAAATGCTAATTTATATAGTAATTTACTTAAAAATATTGAGAACATTAAGTTGCCAAAAATTGAAGATAAATGTATTCCGGTATATCATTTATTTATTATACGTGCAGAAAAAAGAGATAATTTAAAAAAATATTTAGAAGAAAATAATATTGAAGTAGGTATTCATTATCCAATAAGTATATCAAATTTAAAATGTTATGATAATTATTTTGAAGAAAAATACATAAATGCAGAAAATAATAGTAAAAGTATACTGTCTTTGCCTATGTATCCAGATTTAACAAATGAAGAAATTTATAAAGTGTGTAAAACGATTCAAGACTTTTATGTGTTAGAATTTCCTTTATAATTTGTATTTTTTACATATATTTATTAATTATTATTAAGTAAATAATATTATATAATTATATAATATTATTATATGTTAAACAATAATATTAATTATAAGAAATTTAAGTTAAATCCTATTATAACAGATGGAAAACCTGGCGAATTAATTGATATTGATATTAATAAAATTTGTTTAGAAAACAATTTTATATTTAATGTTAGTAAATATTTTTATATAAATAATTTGAATTCTAATTTACCTAGAGGTAATCATTCAAATTACAATGCTTCAGAAATATTAATATGTTTAACTGGATCATTTGAAATAAAACTATATGATGGTACAAATACAGAAATATTTAAATTAAATAAAAATGATGCAATATATATTAATAAAAATATTTGGATAGAATTTTATAATTTTAAAGAGTGTATTATAATGGCATTTATAAATATTTTTAACAATGATAAACGTTCTTGTTATAATTTTCAAGATTTTATATCAAATAAATAAGTTATGTTTAAAGTATAATTTAAATAAATAAAATGTTATAATATATATATAATGTCTAATAGTGCAAGTATTATAACATTAGCAAAATACGAACATGATTTTATTAATCAATGGGTAGAATATCATTTAAAAATTGGGTTTACCCATTTTTATATATTAATTGATAATATATTAGAAAAACAACCAGAATACATAATTAATGATAATATAAGTAAGTATGTTACATTAATACATATGGATGAAACTGATGTAATAAAATATTTTGGAGACACATTTTCGAATGTAATGAAACCATTTCACCACGCATCGCTTATAATTCACCCATTAATTAATCATAAAATTATTAATGCTAATTTGATTAAAGAAGATTGGGTTACTGCAATTGGTATAGATCAGTTTATATATTTAAATGGAATTACAATTCAAGAATATTTATTAAATTTAGATGAAAAATGCACCCAAATCATTTTCCCATGGTCATATTGTTGTCATAACATTAATGATTCAAATTATGATTATTTTTTAAAAAATATAAATTTATATAAATGTGATTATGCTTCAACAAGTGGTCACTCAAATGGAATGATTAAAACGAAAAATATGTTAAAAATAGATATTACTTCACATGGGTTTACATCAAAATCACCTACACAATATGTTCATATAATAGATGAATACTATCATATGGGTTCTGAACTACATATAAGAAATATATTTAAAATTATGAATGATAAATTAATTAATATACCATTCGATAATTTAAAAATAAGTTCTTTTCATATTGTGTTAAGAAATATTAACGAATATTTTATAAAAGGGTTTTTTTATTGGAAACGCGATAAGAATAACAATAAAATTGACAATGCATTCTATTATTTATCAAAAGATATTAAAGAAAAAAATATAAATAATTATAAACATTATGGTGATTATATTAGAGCTGGTGTTAATATATTTATAAAAACACCCATTTTACTTCCAAAAGAAAATATTAATTTGAAAATACCAGATCTTGAAAATAAAAATTTAGATAATACTTACTATGATATAATTATGAATAAATTAAATAAATATGATATAACTAAAGAAGAATTTATGGATTGGAAACAATATTTACTTTCTAGTTAATCTGTATTATATCATTTGTAGTAAACCAAAAATATATATAAAAATAATTTATATAATTTTCATAATTATATAAATAGTTAATTATTATTATAAAATATAAAATTATGTTAAAGTTAGTTTCTTTGTTTTAGAATGTCCATAACCATATTTATTTTTAGATTTATTAGCTAATTTAAAAGCCTTACCATTATGGTTACAACCATCAGACAAAATATTATAATCAACTGCAGCTGATTTACCTCCACTTATTGAACTTGCTAACCTTGCTAATCCCCAAGATTGAGGTGTTTGGTTAGGTCTTGAACCAGAAGAATAATATGCTCCTTCCCCTTTTTGAACAATTTTATTCAATGCAGAGAGGGAGCATCCAGTTTTCGAAGCTAATTCTTTATTAGGTATAATTTTATTTATGCCATATATTTTACGAGCATTTAGTATATGTTTTGATGTTTTATTTTTATAAGATGGCAACTGTTTACGAGTATAATAATTACCTTTTTTATATAATTTTTTAGATTTAAGTAACATTTTTACTTGTTTAGACTTATCTTTTTTACTTAATGATTTTGGTAAATATCTAATTGGAATACTTATTTGTTTCATATAAAATATAAATAAATTTATATTATTTATATTATTTATATTATTTATATTATTTATATTATAATAAAAAATATATAAAATAAAAAATATTTTGGGATGACTATTGCCTCTTATGAGGAATCAAATTTTACAACACTTAACGGCAACCCATCATTTATTTTTATTTATTTATTTATTTTATTTAAAAGATCGTCCTAATATTTTATTGGTCATAATTGACGGCACATAATCTATATATTCTACTATCTCTCTAAGAATAAATGGATCTTCTAAAATGTGACGTTTTTTTGATTCTTTTTTTTCAGTATTTATTTGATTAATTTCTTCTTCGCTAAAATGTTGATAATTTGTAATTGTTCCGTTAATAAATAGCAACATCTGTTCACGTTCCAAATATCTAATTTTAAGAGCTTTTTCTTTTTTTGTAATCATAAATTTAATTGAGCATATCTTGTCTTCGCACATATAATCACCTCGTACATTACTTCGATTTAATAGTTCAACAAAATTAGGCTTACCTTTAACACCCTCTAAGAATGAAACTCTAATTATATACTTTGGCACAATACGCCATTCCTCATGATTTGGAACATTCTCGCTAAGATAAAAGTATTCGATATGCCATAGTTTACTTATAGTATCATTTGGGACAATCTCATCGTATAATTCGTCATAAACTTCTTCGGTAATTTTATGTTTTGCATGAGGACTATTTAGACTTGTCAAATGTTCATCAATTAAATTAATTATTTTGTTAGATGTAAATTCAGTTGAAAAACTATTAAAACCTTCATCTAAAAGAATAAAATCCATATTTAATTCAAAATATTAAAATTGCAAAATGTATTAGATACAATACAACCAGTTATAAGATATCTTACATTATTATTTGTAAAAGCATTTCATATTTTTTAAAATAAATATAAAAATGAAATCACTAACTTTTTTATAAAAATAATTATAAAAAGCAATAAACAATAATAAAAATAATAATGACAAGTAATAAAAAATAAAAAAATATTTTGGGATCACTATTGCCTCTTATGAGGATTTAGTTTTACAACACTTAACGGCAACCCATTATATTTTTTATTATTTATAATTTTTTAATAAATTATTTTAAACGTCACATATATATTCCAACACTTCTCTCTGATACATAGGATTTTCCAATACTTTACGTGTTTTTGTAATTAGTTTTTTTTCATTTATTTGATTGATGTCTTCGACTGTAAAATTATCGTAATTGTTTATAGCACCGGCCATGAAGAGTAATAATGGTTCACGAGACATATACATTACTTCTGCATCCATAAACCAATATTTTATTGCTACCAAAACATTTCGGCAAAATCTAGTGCGTGAATTTCCGCGATCAAATAGACGAATAAATTTATTACCATTTTTTTCTGAAAACACAACTTCAACTATGTAATCTGAAGATGTGTGATATGTATCGTAGTTAAAGTGTAAATGAAAATCATCATCATCTTCTGGGTAAAACGTAATTATAAATGTTTTTATAAATTCATCATCATATTGAGTACCTTGCTCTTCAGTTATCGTATATTCTTCGTCATTATAATAAGTGCGAGCCAACGCACGTCTGATATTATCAGCCAAATTGTAAGCAGTGAAACTAGTTGATATTTTTCTAAAATTGTGAGATATTTCGTAATAATTCTTAATGTCTGCTTGAATATTCATTGTTAATTAAAATTTTAAAAGAACTTAAAGGAAGAAGTATTTGAAACACTATTGCAAAATATAATATACTTTTAAATAATTTATATGATTACATTTCATTTTTTTTATTTTATATATATTAATTTAAAATACTAATTTTAAATAAATTATATTAATTTTTATATTTATTTGTTATGGCATTTACAGAAATTGCAGTTGGGTAAACTTTCTCTCTTACATTGGTTTCCAGACGTTGTTATTTTAGAACAAATATATTTATAACAACTATTTCCGATATATTTTTTATTAGATTTCCATTCTTTACTTGCTTCATCAAAATCAATATCTACGCTATATGGCGCATTATTTTCGTATGCAGTCTGACTTCTAGTTTGCATTGTATTTATGGTTTGCATTGTTATTTATTATTTAAAATGTATTAGTATTATTATATTTATATTATATTTATATATTACTATTAAAAGTATTTCAATTTTTTAAAAAAAATAAAAAATACTGGGATAACTCTACCCTCTTATGAGGTAATCGAATTTTACAACACTTAGCGGTAACCCTTTTTTTTTATATTTTTTTAAATATTATTCAAGTTCAAGATGAAACATTAATTCTTCACTATCGCTTTCTTTAACGTCATTATTTATTGTATTATCATTCGCTACTGAAAATTTACCTTCTTCGTTAAGATACATTTGTTCAAGCATTTTGTCAACCCATTCATTGTATGACAATACAATATCTTGAACAGATAAATTAGTCGTAATAATTTCTTTTTTATATTCGTTAATATCACTATTTGGGTAAGATACAGACTTGTGTTTTTCTCTCTCATATGGTTTCTCAGATTTAATTATTTTAAATGTTTTAGTAGCTAAACTAGTTTTATCAGTAGATTTATTAGCGTTAGACATTATTATAAAAAGTTTAGATTTAATAAATTTTGCAAATTACGTAGAAATAATAGTATATTTATTATCAACTATTTAAAAAAGTATTTCATTTTTTTATATTTACAATAAAAATAATTAATAACTAAAAATATTACACTTTTTTCACAAGTTATGACATTTACTACAAAGTGAAACGCCGATTATTTATTATTTCCAATTATTTAACACTTCATCCAAATCATCTTCATCACCTAATTTTTCAATTAAATATATTGGATCATATAGTTTTTTTATTTTGGGTTCTCTTACTTTTTCCCATAACCATTTTCTTAATTGGTCTTTGAATTGTAAACAATAATATAAATGACGAAAATTATTTAATATTTGTATGTTTTGTTTTATTTTAATTAAACTATTACTATCTACTATTTCGTAAATAGGATTATTATCACAATTGAATTTTTCTATATTTTGCGGTAAAGTAGGCAACAAATTTAATTTATTATTATAGCAATTTAATTTTTCTAATTTTTGTGGTAAATTTGGCAACAAAGTTAATTTATTAGTATAACAATATAATGTTATTAGATTTTGTGGTAAAGTAGGTAAAGAAGTTAATTGATTACTAGAACAAATAAATGTTTGTAGATTTTGTGGTAAAGTAGGTAAAGAAGTTAATTGATTACTAGAACAATTTAATTCTTTTAGATTTTGTGGTAAAGTTGACAACAAAGTTAATTTATTACTATTGCAATATAATGTTTGTAGATTTTGTGGTAAAGTAGGCAAATAAGTTAATTTATTTTTATAACAATACAATATTTGTAGATTTTGCGGTAAAGTCGGCAAAGAAGTTAATTGATTATTAGAGCAATACAATATTTGTAGATTTTTGAATCTGGTTAAATTCGGTAAAGATTTAATACCCTTATTACCAATATTAATAAATAATGTGTCTTCGGATAAAGAATTTAAATATGTTTCAATATCAGTTGTCATTTTGAAATGTATATAGTTAGTAGTTTATTTTTATATTAAATTAAAGAAAAACAACTCAATTTTTTTAATTATTTATGAAATTTATTAATAAATAATAAGCTTTTCACTTTGTAGTAAATGAAAAAGGTGTAAAAAAATAAAAAATTGAAATGATTATTATACTTTAATAAGTATTTAAATTAACTTACTATACAAAGTGTAAAAATACATATTTATTTAAAATTGTAAAAAAATGAATTTATTTATATTATCGCTTATTCAAAAAGAAATTGCACAATATATGATGGATAAACACGTAAGCAAAATACTTTTAGAAGCAGTTCAAATGCTTTGTTCAGCAAAAAGAATATTAGACCCAACTGATGAAGTAAATGACCGCATATATAAACTTGCACATAAAAATCATCCAGTCACAATCTGGTGCAGAACATCTCGTGAAAATTTTGTCTGGGTATTAGATTTAATTGAAGAACTTCATTCTGAATGGAAATATAGATATAGTCATCCAGAAACAAAATTTCACAAAGCCTATCTTATATCTTTAATTTTGAGAGAAAATATCCCAAACGAAGAAAAATTTGTTGTTAAAGGATTAACCCCATTTGCTCAAGCTATGCCAGATAAATATAAATCAGACGATGCAGTTGAAGCATATAGAAATTATTATATGTCAGAAGAAAAACAAAAAATTGCTTCATGGAAAAAAAAGAGAGAAAAACCAAAGTGGTACATTACTGCATCAGAGTAAAAATAGTTTAAAATTTATTATTTATTACTTTACAATATATACATTTAAACAATTAAAAAAACAATATAAAAATATTTTATATATATTTTATATAATGCAATTTTTTGTTAAGACTTTAACTGGAAAAACTATTACTTTAGAAGCAGAGCCTTCTGATACAATTGAGAATATAAAACAACAAATTCAAGATAAAGAAGGTATTCCTCCAGATCAACAACGTCTCATTTTTGCCGGAAAACAACTTGAAGATGGACGTACTCTTGCTGATTATAATATTCAAAAAGAATCAACCTTACATTTAGTGTTATAATTAAATTATAATTATTGAATTATTATTATTAAATTATTATTATTGAATTACTAGTATAAAACCGATTATAAATTTATAAATAATATATTATTTTTATATATATTATTTATTAAAAAAATGAAACGATTTAAAATACTTACCAAATATGTATTACTAAACAAATGTCAGCAAATATGATACAAAATAGAAGACGTAATTTACGTCGTGTAAAATTTACTTTTAAACTTGCATATACTGAACAAGTAAAAGAATATTCATTTAGTAAATATGTAACAATTAGAAATTTTATCGAAACTATTACAAACCAAGCATACAACGACTTTAATATAAACAGAAATTATCAAATAGAATTAGTTGAATGTGGACAATATAATAATATTAATGGCCGTGATCCAGAACTTGCTCCGGCTATTATTCCAGAATTTAATATTTCATTAAAAGACAAATACGAAAATATTAATTATAATATGGCATTTTACATAAGAATAATAAATAATAATGTTTTAAATAATAATAATAATGGTATAGTAATGGAAAATGATATAATTTTAAATATTGAAAATGAAGAAACAAGAGCCGCCGAAAATGGTGTATCTCAAAATGCTACTTGATTTGTGTAATACAGTTAAAAAAAATTAATATGTAAAACAATATTAAAGATATAGTCAATATCTATGTATACATTTGCATACTAAATGGAAGAAATTCAAGAAAATAATGAAAATGATATTATTAGTCAAAATGATATTAATATGAATACAGATATAATTGAAGATGATACAGATACAAGTGAATCGGATACAGAAACTAATGAATTAATTTTTGATACGCCAGAAGATACACAAAAAGAAGTGTATGTAGCAGAATTTAAACAAACAAAATGGCTAGTATTATCTTCTACATGTTTTTTATTTTCATCTGCATATGCGTATTATAATAAATTATATGTTCATTTTTTATTGACGTTATGTTTGTCGTTATCTTCTATAAACTATTGGAGAAAAGCAACGTACTCTTTAAGAAGGCATATATACATTACAACACACTGTATAACATTTACTATATTTTTCTTTGATACATTATATTACGTTAAACCTATATCTAAAATATGTGCTCCATTATATTTGTTATTTTTTACTATAAAGCATTATTATTCATCGTATAAAGAGTACAAGGATAACAATAAATATTGGTATGAACACTATATTTTGGCTCAACTTGGTATAGTTTTAGATCAAACAATAGTTTTAAACCATATTGTAAACTATAATGAACACCTTTTACAAAAATAAATACATTATCTTCAATTTATCATAAAAAAATTAAAATAAATAAACTTAAACAATTTATTTTAATTATGTCATATTAGATTAAAAATGCCTCTAAACCTATATAATTCATTATTATTTGTTACAATATCATTATTGACATTTTATAATATAAAAACTATGATTATCTCTATATACGACAAATACACATATAGTATTGTTGATTTGCTTCACAAAAATAATGTTGTTATAATTACTAAAGAAATAACAAAACAATCTATATATACTGCCATATCAAAAATACATAAATACGTTACTCCAAAAGACATTAATAGTACTATTGATCCTATAGTTAATATATTCATTGACTCTAATGGAGGCGACTTTTTAGCTGGTTTGGATTTAATTTTAAACATGGAAATATTGCAAACAAACAAAATCAAATTTTATTGTTATGCAAAAAATGCAAAATCAACCGCATTTGTAATATTTCAATATTGTGATAAACGATTTGTAACATCTTCTAGCACACTATTTCAACACAATATATCTATAAGTTTAACTGGAACGTTTGAAGATTTTGATGCTTTTTACAAACAACGATTTCAAGTGTATAACAATTTGTATAATGACGTAAATAGATATATTTCAACTAAAATTGAGTTGCCGTATAACAATTATTTAAAAAAAATATCAAATGAATGGACAATTCAAGGAGGTAATAAAATATTAGATTATAATCTTGCAGATGAAATAGTAGTTATCGTTAATTCTGAAAGAGCAAAAATTGAGTTTAAATATATATAAATCAAAATAAAAACTTAATGTTATTTGCAAATATATAATACACATTAAGCAAAATATTTATACATAAATAGTGGATTGTGTGAGTTAAAAATATTATACTAATTACAAATGCAAATGATATAAATACAAATATGTTTGCTAATATGACGTAAACTACAGCTTTATCATCTGAATAACAACCCATTATCTCAATATTTTTTTTACAAAATTCGTAAGCATCGCTATTATAAGTATTATTATTATAATGGTTCATACATTTTGATATTCTACTTGAACATTTTAATCTTTTTTCTATAGCAAAGTATAAAATATATACCGATATTGAATAATATAATAATAATGAATACTGTGATATATGCGCTTGTAATACGCTTATTAGTAAATTAATTTTGTTTTTTAAGTTTTTATTTTTTCTTTCTATTGGAACAATACAACATAAATAAAATGATATGTGAAGTTTTAATATAAATAATTTAATTTTCAAATACTTATTCCCATTTACATAATTTAAATCAGAATCGAAAATATACTCGCGTATATTAGTTCGGCATGTTGGACATCTTGATACATTTTGTAAACAATTAATATGAGATATTATTTTACATTTACAATTATACACCTCGCATAAACGTGTAACATTATTATTTAATATAATAAAATAATAAAATGACCACCACCAAGGCATCTGTATATTGCATGGTTCTAAACATATAATACATTCGTGTGATTCTTGTGATTCTTCTGTATTTGTATTCATGTTCATATTTATATTTATATATGTAAATTCACACGTATTATTATTTTTCAATTTTTTATAAAATAGTATTTATACTTTTTATTTATTATTTATTTTTTGTGTATATTTTTATATGTTTAATATATAAAATGAATTGTCCTAAATTATACAAAAAATGTTCTGTAAATTGTAATGAGAAGTGTGTTAATAATTGCCATAACACAAAGTCAACTAATTTATGTAAAAAGCAAATTAAATATTATCATACATATAAGTATAAAATTTTATCGATCACAAGGCATGGTGTTCGGGGTGTAAAATTTTTAAATTCGCAAATAATAAAAATATCAGAAAATCTTGTTTTACCAAACCCATTTATTTCGTATAATTTAGAATTAAATAAAAATGATATTAATTTAATAAATATTAAACCCATTAATACATGTGTACAAAAAGGTGTAAATAATTTAAATTTAGGCAACTGGAATATGTCATGGAATGAAATAAGATGCGATTTTTTATTTTCAAGATGTTATGAAACTGGGAATTATTTATATAAACAAATAAAAAGTGAAAATAAAGATAATAATGTAAAATTAACTGCTTATATAAATAAATCACAACCGAATATTAATTATGTATACGACTCATCAAATTATGATCCTCTTGTATATACAATTCCAGAAAATAATACTTCTAATAATATTAATATATATCCCAGTTTAATAAACGAAAATGTATTTAAACGAAAAACATATAGATTTTTAAATTATTTAAATATTTCTTTAAATAATAAAAAATATACAGATACATTACCTCCAGTTTTTACGGTTAATAATGGTGATCAACAAATAAATACATTTTATAGTTTAATTGTATATAATGCAATAAATGTAATAATTTCCTTATCATATAAATATCCAGCATTAAATATATTATTCAAAACAACAAAAAAATATCCATATCAAAAAGAATTATTAATGTCAGCATTAAACTGGCATAAATATTATTTAGAAAATTATTATTCTCAAATTTTTATGGTATATTCTGGCTACACGATTATAGATTATTTAAATAATTTTTTAAATTATGATAATATAGGAAATATGATATTAACACATGACACAAGACAATATCATTTGTTTAAAGCATTAGAAATAGAAACACCATTTTTTAATTTTCCATTTCAATCTTTTATTATAGTTAAAAGTAAAGAAAATATATCTATTACATATTGTTGTCCTACATTATATGATAACGGAACTTATTATACACCTATGCAACAAAAAACTATTTGGAAAGGAACTTCATATGAATGGAACTCAAAAATACAAAAAATTGTATCACAGATAAAACAAAATGGAATACTTCCATATAAAATAAATAAATCTAGCGAATTATTACAATATTAAATTACTAATTTTACTACATTATTTAATTATTCAATTTATTGTAAACTATATTTTATATAATTTTTATTAAAACATCATCATATTTAATTACTATTAAACAACAAATTCATATTTCTTATCTCTGGCTTTTCTGTATCTGATGTAAATAATTTTAATATTTGTGCATCATCTCTGAATCGCATTGTGTATGTTTGTTGAATATTATTTCTTCCAATTCGTCCCATAGCTTGAATAATTTTTTCTTGTGTTAAATCCAAATCTTTACTCAAATACCCATGACAAAACTGATAGTTTGTTCCATAAATATAATCACTTGATGCTATAATCATATACAATTTTTGTTCATCAGCTAAACTTTTCATTATTTCTGTGTATCGTATGTTTTCGTGTGTAATAAATACACCAATCCCCATCATTAATAATATTTTCCAAATATCATCTACACCATTTAACGACATAATATCGTTTATAGTATGCTCATCAATATTACTAGTGAATGACGTATTCGTATCCATATTTTCTGCCCATTTTTTTATATGATGACTTTTATTTGGAACAAATGTATCATTTAATGTAGCAGATTTAATCATAGCGCGAATAGAATTAATTTCGTTTGTAAGTTTAGCCATTTCACCTTTTTGGGCAATTGCATCGTCATCAAAATTTCTATTTAGCTTCTTACTGTCTTTTCCAGATTTAGATTTGTTTGAAGAACTAGATGAAGAACTAGTAGATGAAGCATTTTCTATTTTTTCTTTTTGAAATTCTAATTCTTTTTCTAATTCATTAATTTTTTCATTTAATACATTATTATATTCTATTTTTTTCATTATTTCTTCCATAATAAACCCAGGAATATTGGCTTGTTGAACACAAAATTTGGCTATTTTTTCAATATCATCTGAAATAAATATTGTTGGTCCATCTTTTAATGTATATGCATCTTTAGTAGTGACATACCCGGCTGATGTCCCAGATACACCTACAGATGTTGAATTTGTTCTCACATGTTGCTCACTAGCCATTCTTGATATTACATGTCCTTCTCTAGAATTTGTTGATATACCCGGACCAATGCTGTTAGATTTATATATTTTATTTCCTTTAGTGTCTACTCCATCATTTGTAGTTATTCTCGGTTGTCTCGTTTGAATAAAATGATTATATATATTAGTCCATGCTTCTGGCAACATACTTTTTAATAAATTTATATAATATATTTTTATATTTGTCATAGTAATATCATTAATGCTTTCAAAATATCTATCAACTTGCATTTTACGGTTAGAATGATTATTTGAATTTATGTATGATATAAATGCAACTACTTCACCCAAATCAAAATATCTTAGCAAAGTCAAATAATTTTCACAATGGTTTGCAGTTTTAAGTATATTTCGATAATCATTACTTAAATAATGCGGTAAAACTACATATCCATCTTTATTTATTATCGGTATTGATTTTTTACAATCATGACTAATTATGTTGTATACTTCACTTTCTGGAAATTTATTTTTAAAATCCGCAATAGTATCAGATAGTTCGTGAAATTTTGGAAGTGTCGCTGAAGACAAAACCATATTAGGTATCAGATTTTCTTTCCAATTAGTATTAATTATGGAGTGAAAAGGATGTGTATCGTAATCTAATGTAATTGTAGGTTCATCCCAGTATGTTATAATCTTTTCTTTCACATTAAAAGCCAACATATAATACATTGCTGGCAAATATGATTTAATATCACAAATCATTATTTCCACATCATTTCCAACACTATTATCGACTTTACCTATACCCCCACTACGCTTATTTTTAGTGTATTCTTTAGCTGAGAAATAATGCAAACGAATATCATCTGCACTTTCACAACCAAAAGCAAACGCTATTTTTTTACCAACAGAAATAGCAGATTTTGCAAGAGCTAAACCTACGTGACGTGCAGCACACATAAATATTATTTTATATTGTTGCGACAACGCAATAGGTGTGAGTGTTTTTCCAGTTCCAGTAGGTGCCATATATAAGATCAACTTTGAATTTCTATTTTTGCAGACAGTAAATATTTGTTTTTGATGTTCATATAAAACCATATCTGCATATTTAAGGAGACTTTCATTTTTTTCTATTATATCTACTGCATTTTCTATTATGATAGACATGTTGATTTTTCCAATAAATGTCTTTAATACTATATCAGAAATGGCAGTAACGTGCCTATTTACATGATATACATTGTTTCCACATAATTTAAATAATGTATAATAATAATGCGTAAATAATTTGACATTTGGTTCATTTTCATAATATAATACTTTATCTATATTGTCCAATAAAATGTATTCATATGCACTTACATTTTGTAATATTTCTGAACTATTTCTATCGAGTCTAATTTTGTCTGCTGAATTAATTTTAGCATTTCCATCAATTTTCATATATTTGTATTGTGCATTATACAACCGAAGTTTATCTTGAATTGCATCTACCCGTGCCCGAAGATATTTATTATAAAGATAATCTTCCATTTTTTCATTATATTCTATCTTTAAAAACGTAAAGATAGAATTATTATTATTAATTTTAATATTTACATCACTATATCCTTTCATAATTAGGTGTAATACGTCTATTTCTGATTTCGAAATAGGTACTTCAATTGAAGTCCATTCTGATTTGTTAAGTTTTCTTTGAGTTAAATCCATTTTAAAATACTAATATGTTAACAATATGCTGTATCCTTTAAATCATATTTTACAATCAATTTTTTTAAAAAAATAATATATATCTTTATGTATAAATGAAAGTAGCTGTAGGGTTTTTTGGAATAACAAGAAGTTTAAAATATACAATTCAATCTATTAATCAACAAATTTTTGATGTGTTAAAAAGAAACAATATAGAATATGATATCTATATGCATACATATTATTTAACGGATTATAAAAATGTAAGGACTGGTGAATATACAAATAATATGAAGATCGATAACGAAGAATATAAATTATTAAATGCTGACTATTTAGAAATTGATAATCAATCTGAAATAAAAATAAAACTTGATCTCTTATCATACAGAACACAACCAGATCCGTGGGATACGAATTATGGCTCAGTTGATAATTTTATATTAGGACAATACTCTAAATTAAGACTAACTAAAATGATCGAACCAAATCAGTTTAAATACGATTATATATTATTCATGCGTCCAGATTGCCTTTATATAAATGAATTGCCTATTCAACATCTTAATTTGATAAACGATAAATCTATAATTATCCCAAATTTTCATTTATTTGGTCAATACGATTTTAATGATAGATTTTGTATAACAAATAAAAGTACATATAAAATATATGGAGAAGTGTTTAATTTATTGTTAGACATCAGTAAAAATAAATGTTTACATTCTGAAACAATTCTAGGTGAAATAATCAATAATCATAAGTTAAATATAATTAGAATTAAATTTAATTTTTCTAGAGTTCGTTTAGATGGGCGTTTGGCTGATAATTTTTAACTAAAGCATAGTCATATGTTATTTTATAATAGATTGATTTATATTTAATACTATAATAATATATTAGAACATATATAAGTAAATATTAATTGCAATACAATAGTCTCATTTAAAGAAATAAAATAATAATAAAATAATAATAAAATAATATAAAAAAATGAAATAAAACTTATACAATATATAAATTACAATTATAATAAACCATTCTTATATCTACTAATATTACGTCTGATAATAACATGTCAATTAATCAAATTATTTCAATTGAAGGAAATATTGGTTCCGGAAAATCAACTCTATTACATTATTTACGTGAAGAGTTTAAAAATAATAAACATATTATATTTTTAAAAGAACCAGTTGATGAATGGGACAAAATTAAAGATACAAATGGCATCACTATATTGGAAAAATTTTATGCAGATCAAGAAAAATATTCGTTTTCATTTCAAATAATGGCATTTATTTCACGTCTATCTCTTCTAAAAAATACTATAAAACAAAACCCAAATTCTATAATTATTACGGAAAGAAGCTTATATACAGATAAAATGGTATTTGCAAAAATGTTGTATGATTCTGGAAAAATCGAACACATCAATTATCAAATTTATTTAAACTGGTTTAATGAATTTATATGCGATTTTCCAGTAAATAAAATTATTTATGTAAAGGCTTTGCCGGAAATATGTTTTAACAGAATTGAACTTAGAGCAAGAGTAGGAGAAAATAATATTCCGATAGATTATTTAACAAATTGTCATGAATATCATGAAGATATGATAAATTCAAATATATGTGACGACAAAATAGTATTAGACGGAAATATTAATATTTATGAAAATAAAAAACAATTACACGTATGGATTAAAGACATTAAACAATTTATTGCAATGTAAAATTAAAAAATAGTTATACAAAAATTATAAATAAGAGATATAGATACGATATATATATATTATTTAATGAATGTATTTAATAATTAAATAATATAACTATTTATTTTTTCCACACTTCGAAAAAATTATGATAACAAGGTCCCCAACCTCCTTTTTCAGTATAATCTACATAAAAATTATTTTCTTTTAATATTTTATCAATATATTGTTTTTTATCTATATCCCAATAGTCATTTTCCATAATAATTAAATTAATGTTATCTAATATATGAGGCATATCCATTAATATGTAATAAAATGCTCCTTCACAGTCTAATACCAATGTATCAAATATAATATTATATTTAGTTTTTAATTCATCTAGAGTAATAGTATTAACCCATTTAAAATCAGTTTCTAAAACGTCACTTGGTTTAGTATCCCAACCTTTTTGAATTAATTTTCTCTTAGATAGTGCAGATACTTCTATATTAAAATTTAAATTATTTATAGTTTTGTTTTCCATTAATTGATTTGCGATATTTGTATCGCTTTCTAATACAACTAAATTACTGCTATCTTCTAAAATAGATGAAATAATTAATGAATTACGACCAATATTTCCACCTATTTCTAAAACTTTTTCATGACCTTTTAAATACTTTACAGCCATTCTTTGTTCTGGTATTTCTCTATTAAAATTTCCATGCTTTATATTTAGCTTAGATTGTATATTTTGTAATTTTTCTTTAATATCTACCATTATACTAATATGTAATATTTTAATTAATAAAAAATACTTAATTAATTTATTATAATAATAAATATGAATAAATAATAATTTAATAAATAATAATCTAAATTAATACATATTATGGATCATTTTATTATATATTATAGAGGAAAAATACTATTCGACAAGAAATCAGCCAATACTAATTTATGGGCTGGGTTATTTTCAATTGCACACAAAAATGGTAGTATTGTTCAATTTATTAAAAAGTACATTCAAAACAAAGATGTAGTATTATTGCTGTTTTGTCTAGATGGCGATATAACTATGGATCTTGTTAATATTGCAATGAAATATGTTTCTGATGATTTAAAAAATAAAAAAATTATTGTAGGAGTATTGGCAGACAAAAATAGAATCATACCTTTTCCTTCACATGTAAAAAAACTATATATGCCACTCGACGATGATCTTTTTTTTAAACGGCGTTAAACATTATTTAAATAATTTACCTCTATGGAAAGATAGAAAGTCTACAGTTTTTTGGAGAGGTGGTGTAAGTGGTGGACAATTAGAATCGATTAGGTGTCGTACAGTGCACAAATTATTAGACTATCCAGATAGTGATGTAAAATTAACGCGTGGATGGGAACTACCTAATGTTATACCAGATAATTTTTTTAGTGATAGAGTAAATTATAGAGATTTTTTAGATTATAAAATTTTTTTAGTAATCGATGGAAATTGTATAGCATCTTCACATATGTGGGCATTTGGAACTGGTTGTGTTCCTTTAATAATATCAGATGCCAAATGTTGGTTTAATAAATTTTTAATACCATTTGTTAATTATATACCAATTAATTACGACCTAAGTAATTTAATAGAACAAATAGAATGGGTTAAAAATAATGACGCTGAAGCTGAACAAATCGGAAAAAATGCACTTCAATTTGCATACCATAATTTTAGTCCATCATTCCAAGAAAAATATTTAATAGATGAAATTGTCGAATATTTAAATTCTTAAATGTATGTACTTTGATAAAATAAAAAATAATTACAAATGTGGATTAAAGACATTAAACAAATTATTGCAATGTAAAATGAAAAAATATTGTATAATTATTTAATAAAATTATTATAATAATGGATACCAAAGAATTTATCGTAATATGTCCTAATTGTAAAGAGTATGTAATTATTAAAGAAATAAATTGTAAAATATTTAGACATGCAATTTTAAAAGAAAGTGGAGAACAAATAAATCCACATAGCTCAAAAGAAGAATGTGATTTTTTTATTAATAATAATTTAATATATGGTTGTGGAAAACCTTTCTTATTAGTATTAAAAAATAATACATATTATGCAGAAAAATGTGAATATATATAAAATTATTATATTCTAAAAATAAATACATTATAATAATTTATAAAAACAAAGATTTCAGCAACTGAATAGTTTCATTATAATCATTCACTTTATGCCCAATAACTCTTGAGTCATTGTATATTTCATAGTCGTTACCATTTTTTTCAGTTTTGTCTCCAAAAAAGTGTATTGTATCATATTTATTTTCTACAAATTGCAGACAATAAGTTTTATCCCAGCCTTTAGGAAAAATATCAACACTAATTTGGCCTCCAATAGAAAATTGTAAATCATAGTTATCATCTAAATTATTAAATTTTATATATTCACTCCATAAATTTTGTATTTGTAATATCATATTTCGTCTTACATTACATATATTATCAAACTGTTCAAATTGTGTTCTCTCATTTTGACTACAAGATCTTCCAATAGGAGAAATATTAATCATTCCATTTCTATTTTCAATAAATGTTCCGCGTTTTATTGGACATTCAGTCGTTGATAAAACGTATAGACATATATTTATTAATTTTGCAAAATGTATCTCTCCAAATTTTGTTATAAAACTTTCTTCCCGAATTATTTTATTTTCACAATATGAAACCAAACCGTTTTCTGCGAATCTCCACTTAAACAAACTAAAATTTTCAACACCAATTTGTTCAATTTGTTTATTTAGATCTGAACCTCCGACAAATCCGATATCAACTACACTAGTTAACTGTTTTAATGTTTGTAGCATATCTTTTGTGATATTTTTACGAGGTGGGGTAATTGTTCCGTCAACATCAAATAAAATAAGTTGTTGTTTCATACATTAAATACTAAATAATATTTTTAAATAATTAACGATTAAAATTAAATTATTAAAAATGCGTAAATATATATATTTAAAGTAAATTAAATATAAATGTTTAAATTATATACAATATGAAAATTGCTCAATTTGGTGTATTAATTAATTCTGCATTTAATTATGTTATTAAAACAAGTAAAATGTACAATATAGATGAATCACATTCATTAAAACATAGCATGGATGTTTTTCATTTGACAAATAAGATTTTAAATTCTGAAATAAATAATTTTCCCTATTTAGAAACACAAAAAGATATTATTTTTGCATCGGCAATTTTACATGATATGTGTGACAAAAAATATTTTGTGGAAGAAGAAGGCATTAAAATGATAAATACATTTATATCTGATTATATGCCTAAAGATAAAATAGATATAATGAATAAAATTATATTAACAATGTCTTATTCAAAGGTAAAAAAAAATGGATATCCAGAATTAGGCAATTATCAAATGGCATATCATATAGTGAGAGAAGCAGATTTATTGGCTGCATATGATGTAGAACGGTCTGTTATTTATGCATTAATGGTAGAAAAAATGAATTATGTTGATGCTATAACAAGAACAGTACATTTATTTGATGATAGAATATTACAATATAGACCAGATAATTTGTTTGTTACTGATTATTCTAAAAAAGCATCTTTGTATTTACATTTAAAATCAATTATAGATATAAATAATATAAAAACAATAATATAAGTTATATACGTTTAACAATATATTTTTATACAATGAATACATACCATAAATATACTAAAATTAATAGGATAAAAGAAACAGATGAAATAAAATATAAGTTACAATTTGATGGATGCAGTAAAGGAAATCCGGGATTATCCGGCGCTGGATATGTTATTTATGAAAATGAAACCGAAATTTTTGCCCAAGCTGTATTTGTTGGAAATTCAAAAACAAATAATTATGCTGAATATATGGGATTAATTGAAGGATTAAAAAAAGCAATTGAATTAAACATTACAGATTTATTTGTTGAAGGAGATAGTATGCTTGTAATTAAACAAATGAAAGGAGAATATAAAGTCTCTTCTGAAAGTTTAAAAATATTATATGCTATGGCAAGAGATTTAGAATTAAAGTTTGAAATTATAAGTTATAATCACATATATAGAGAGAAAAATACGCGTGCAGATTATCTAAGTAATTTAGGACTAATTACTAAAAACTAATAACGTATAATACTATATTAATATATTGATATTTTAGTTACTTGCACGTATATACGCATATATTATTGATTTTTATTTAAAAACAGACATTGTTGTATTTTTTTAAATATTATATTATATTAAACAATGGCAGAAATAACTTATGATAAATATTTGGATTTATTAAAATCAAATAATACAGAAAAGATAGAAAAGGTAACAAAAATTAATTTTAGTAATACCAATTCTTCATTATTTCATTATAAAATAATAATAATAATAATAATATATTATTTAATACTCAATCAATTTAACACCTAATGTTTTATGAGGTTTATATTTCAATATATCAATCTGTTTACTTGTAGTTGGAAATTCTTTGTCTCCATAAATATCTTGTAATAGTAACCATTCAAATAACCCTCCTAAATAAATATACGTATTATAAAACCCCAATGATGTCAATTGGTTAAACTTTTTGTATATTTGTTCATCATTACAATTTTTTCCGTAAACCACAATTTTTACATTTTTATTTCCTATTTTCAAAAACTTATTAATAATTTCTTCTTCTTTCTCGTAACGAAGAGTATTTAATATTAAACATTCTTGTTCAGATGTATTTAAAGTATTGATTAAAATATAAATATCATTATTTTTTAACACATATTGAACATCTTCAAAATTTATTTTTTGGATAGGTTGTGTATTTCCCATTTATAAGTATAGATGTATTATTCTTATTTTTTTAAATAATTAACGATGTTTTCATTAATTATTTTAACTAAATTTTAAAATATATAATTTGTGTAAATTAAAAAAAATGAAATACAAAAAATATATTGGCAAATGATAAATAGAATTGATTAGATCCTCTTTATTAAATAGACAATGTTATTTCTAAATTTACCAATTGATATATTACGTAAAATATTATTATATTTACAATGTCCAATATCAAAACTTATAAAAGATGAAATAGATATATATGAAAAAGATCATAACTGGGTATACACAAAAATGTATAAAAAGTATTATATAAAAAATATTATGTCTTTTAATTGTTATTATTTTGATAAAATGATAGATCCATTTGATTATGAAAGTTTTCAGAATCAAAAATACTCAAATGACGACAAATAAAAAAAATGAAATAAAAATATAAGTAATTATAAATAGTATAATATATTTTACAGAATTATAACCATATATTTAATAAATGGAGAAATACATTATTTACAGTGGTACGAATGATAAAAGTGATATAGATATAGGTCTAGATAAAGTGCTATACTTTTCAGAGACAATATCTAAAATGATAGTTACGCTGCAACTTTTAACGGATGCGAAAAGCAGATTAGATGTGACAATTAAAATGTATAAATTTATAAACAAATTATTACCTAAAATTTATACAGAAATGCATCTTGAAAATACAAATAAATATTATAATGGCGCAGAAAAATTTATCTTGACAGTATTTAAAAAAATAATTGAAATTGAGAAAGATTTACACGTAGGTAACTTTAACCAACGTTTTCCAACTGAAAATGCAACCATATTAAAATTATTTAATAAAACAAAACAGTTTTTAACGCCTATTATTATTGCAATTCCTAAAAATAAACATTACGAACCTTTCCTTAGCACTTGCTTGGATTGTATTTCTAAAAGTAATAATTAAAAAAATATAGATAATTTATAAATTAGTATAAAATCTTATTTTATGATATATTGTATTATAATAATATGGAAACATATACAACCAAATATGGATTAATAACATTGTATAAAAATGAAGTTTATATAGGTAATTATTTTAAATCTGGAAAATATTGGGACGAAAATACATTATTAAAATTAAAAAAAATTATAGATCCAAATCGCAATATTTTAGAAATTGGTGGTCATTGTGGTACTTCTTCCATTGTATATAGTTCTTTTTTAAATAAAAATAAAAAGGTATTTGTGTATGAACCACAATGTAATATGTTTAACTTATTGGTTAAAAATATAACAAATAATAATTTACAAAACAAAATTATACCAAATAATTTAGGCGTGTTTTGTTATAAAGGCAAAGGTAAAATGAATAGTATTGATTTGGATGGTGGAGGTGGAATAGTATCGAAAAGATATAATGAAGAGAATCATTTAGATTGTAATTTTGGTGGTATCGGTTTAGGAAACGATGGTGAAACTATTGATTTAACTACTATTGACGATATGAATTTAGATGATATTGGATTTATACATTGTGATGCACAAGGTGCTGAAAACTTTATATTTTCAAAAGGGAAAAAAACAATAAAAAAATATAGACCTATCATATTATATGAAAATAATGAATTATACGGTAGATATTTATATGATAATGTATGTAACTCATATTCTGAATATAAAAAAGAAAGTAAATTTAATATTAAAACATATTGTATGAAAAAATTAAATTATTTTATGTTCATAGATAAATTTAATGGAGGAATAGATACACTATTAATCCCATAAATTATTAATTAAATTTAATAACAATTTCTACATCTTCCATTTTAATACTTTTAGTAGCTGAAATAGATAATTCTTCTCTCTTCTTGCGTGTTTTAGCATTATCAATAATTTCTTTTTTTTTAGATGTGCTATTACGATTATTCATATCAATTTCAATTGTTTCATAATGCTTTTCAATATAATCAATAACTTTATTTTCAATTGCCCATTTAAAGAAATTTAATTGTCCTATAGTAGTTTCAATAGATGTGCCATTTTTGTATGGAATACTTATTCTGTCCCATCTACAAAATGGATCAAACCGTTTTTTACTATATGCTTTTAGTTTTAACTTATAATCTGAATAAACCTTAAATCTTTTTAGGTCGTCATTTTCATCAATATTATATAAAACATAATATTTTTTAGAATAATTTGTTGCAAACCAATCAACAATTCTGAGAGAAATTTTGGATTCACCAGTAATTATTTTAAGCATTCTTTTTAGATTTATTTCGTCTTTATAGAAGGCCATTAAGTTATCTAATAATAATTCATTTTGAGTTGTATAATTAATAAAAGTTTTCATTATGTTATTTTTTAAAATACATATTTAAGTATTTTAAAATACATATAATAAAAAATAATATTTATAAAATATATATATGTCTAATTTTATGAATAAATATTTTGGCCCTTTAACAAAAGAGTATTGTATATATTTTTATATATTATCCATACTTTTATTTGCCATATTTGTGTTTGGATTAATATCTTTTATCATACTTGTTGTTAAAAAATATAAAACATTAGAATCCACATTTTATATGAATAATATTTTAATATTGGTAAATATATTGATAGCTTATTTTGTTAATCGTTTGTTACATAGCATGTGTATTGGAAGTCTCCGTTGAGGGTTTTATCCTATCTTGAGTAGTATTCATGGGTTTTAAATAAGTGTCACGAATTGAAATGTCATCTGCATATGTGGTTTTACCTAAAAATGGATTAAAGCCAATTTGTTGAATTAAATGACGATCCGCAATTTTAAAATCTAATTCTTCTCTCTTGTTTGAAACTTTAAATTCATTATTTGTAACACTTTGATTTAATATTTCCCAAGTATTCTCATCATAGTTTAGCGAAGATGTATATGCTTGAGTTTCTAGTTGTTTATTAAAATTATCTTGATGCTGTCTTTTAGATTTTTCATAAGGTTTACCGTCGCTCCATTTAAGTTCCATATAATAAATTATATAATATTTTTATTTTATAATTTATTCATATTATAATAATTTTAGTTTTTTATTATATTTAGCTGTTTTGTAAATAAAAACTTTTCGTCTGATTTTCGTTTCTTTTTTAAATTGCAATCTAAACAAGACAAAAAATAATTGTCATTATTGTGACCTAAATTATTGTCTACTCTATCTACAGTCCATTGCTTACTTTCTCTCATTATATCATATAATAATAACATTTCACTATTACAATATCTACATTTTAAATCACATTCTATTAATTTATTTACAATATGCTCATATGAAATAAATTTTTCTTCGTTGTATACTTTTTTAGTTACATCTTGTTGCTTATATCCACTTATTTTTTTATTTATTTGTTTGATTATTATTTGTTTTACATTACTTTCATTTATATCTAGTTCATTAGATTTATTTTGTTTTTGTTCATTATTTTCAGTTTCACAATTTTCAGTTTTATTTAAAATACTTTTAATAATAAGTAATTGTTTATCATATGTGTACATATCTTCAGATAAATTCCACAACTTACTTTCTGCGCGTTGTTTTTTTACCATATTTGTTTTTGTAACCTTTTTAATCATATACCTATTATTTGTACCTACAATGTTTATTTTTTTAGAGGACTCCATTTATAAAATATATAACAATAAATATTTAAAAAAATCAAGTTAAACTTATGTTTATATGAATATATATAAATGGAGCAACCAATTGAATTAGTAGAATCTATAAAATTAGAAGAATCTATAAAATTAGAACAACCAATAAAATTAGAACAACCAATAAAATTAGAAGAATGCATTGAATTAAAAAATATTCAATACAAAACTATGATTTTAACTGGAAAACCACTGAAAGAAACCAAGATGTCAAATGATTTATCAAATTTAGATAATTTTTTAGAAAATGAAAAAATTAATAATAC